ATACCCAGTACCGTTGGCTTCTGCGTAGGTTCTAAATTCGACGATGTTCTTGTTTATCAATGGATATTCGTTCGGCAAGCTGTTTAACTTCGTACCACCCGTCAGGGTTGTGCCTGCAGGATATTTGCCAACATAGATAAAATCGTTATATGTTCCGGTTGTAAAATTGTAAAAACACCAGGGTTTATAACTGCCAGGCATTCTTGCCTTACTAATCTGCCATGTTTTCTTGCTGGCTGTGTCAGTCTTACGGATGTAGAACGCTGGTATCTTTATAAACTCGTTACTGTCATCGTCTGTGAAAGTGTCAAACTCTGAATAAATCGCGGCGGTATCGAAATCGTTTGTGGCAGCTCCGGCATCTACTCCGGCTTCTGCTGTAAATCCAACACTGCCATTGATACGGGTTAGTGGTGTGTCTGTTTTATCCCATGATACACCATAAACCGCCTCGCCTGCATAGGTTGTTTGGACTTCGTTGATTCGATTACCGCCCAACAATAGTATCATTTTTTGTGCTGAACTTGGCATGCTACACTCCTCTCCCCTGCTTTATCGCTAATCGTTGTCGTAATCGCATTATTCTGTCAGTTTGGAGCAGATTGGTAAAACGAATAGTAAAGATGTCAATACTATTCTGAATATTTAAACCATCTTGATAAAAAATTTTTTTATTCATATTTTCTCACAATCTTCTCCTTAAAGAGGTCTTGTTACAAGAGTAATAATTCTACTTCCAGATTGAGCAACAGGAGAAGCACTTAATCCCGAAATAACTTGTAAATCAGTTACCCCATAAAAATTTTGAAGAATTAACGGATACCATCTTCCAGCAGAAGCAGAAGTAATGTAATATTCTGTTCCTGTGTCATATCCTTGCAAGGAACGGAAAATACCATCTCCATGAGAAACTTGAAAAGAAATGTTGTTTGTAGTCCAATTTGAAGGAGTAATTAAAGCTGCAAGATCCGTACTGCTAATTGTGGCAGAACCAGATATTCCAGAACCAGAATCCATAATTGTTATAACTTCATTCCTCAGTGCAGATTCAGACACAGAAGTTAAAGGATACAGAATTAAATCTTCGCCAACCCTATACCATTGTTGTGTATCTATAATATAAACATCAGCACCAATCCAAGAAGCATTATCAATTTTACCACCAACTATATCACTTGATAAAGCCTGATAACTTTTTTTACTATTTTCACTTATTACTATTAAACTCATATCTAATCTCCTTTTCTTCCTCTTCCTCAAGAGAAAACTATGAAATAAATTCTATAAAAATAAATTTTATAATTTAATCCAATAAAATCACTATTTTATTTTTCAATATTGTTTCAATAAATTATTTTGTTTTATAAACCTCTCCAATTGGAGTTAAAGAACCGTTATTGTTTACAAGGTTGAAATCATACCAACCATCAGGGATATATTCAGCCTCAGGATCATATCTATTGGTAAAATAGCCATATTTAGTTATATATTCTTTGCTATCAATTACATCTAATAATGATGAAAAAGATTCTGTATTTCCTGTTGTGTCTGCAAATTCAGTAACCCATATCTCAGGATGAACATCAGAAAATCTATAAATCATATATTCCATATCAATCCACCATATGTCTAATTGTTCAACTGTAATCCAACTTTCTACATAACCATGAAATCCATAATATTGTGGTTTTTGAATATTGGGATAATTATCACGTAATTCAATAAGAAAATCTATAAACCACCATGAAGCCCACGCTGAAACATTTCCAACTACTAATTTTGCATTAGGTCGTGCTTGTATGAAATCAGCGTATCTTTTTGCGCCTTCAATTGGTGATATTGCCGATCCATAGGGAGCAACGTTGTTTGGTTCATTCAAAAATAAAATAAAACCATTATAATCTATTGGCAAACATTCTGGAACTAATCCAGCATAAGACATAGGAATGTACCTATTATCATTCAATCTAGTACAATCACACGACCATACATAATACCAACCTGCACCAACCATATCTAAATCTGATAACTGATTGGTAACTAGGGCTATTCCTTTATTTTCATCATAATGAGGAGATATATAGTTTTTGAGTACAAGAGGAATAAAAACCCGATATTCTTCATTTCCATAAGCAGGAACACTACGAGATAAAAGACATGCTATTAAAATAAGAAGAATAATTAAAAATATTTTACGCTTCATTGAATTCCTCCCATTTCATTATTTTTTTGTTTAAATGCAATTTTATTTAAATTGTTTTTTATTATTAAAATTCATCATCTTCTAAATCATCTAATTCAATATCTTCAAAATATTTTGCTGAATTTCTGCCTTCAGAATAAACATTATCATAAAGCAATTCTTTTAAGGTTTTAGAAAATTGAAAAACAATTCTTTTTGATTCGTCAACCCATGCTTCTTTTTTCTTTAATCCAATCCACATTCTTCTTGCTGGAATTGTTTTTACATAAATTTTTCCAAGTCCATGAATCTTTAAGATTTTCTCTGCAATAATAGCACGAGCTATAATTCTAATTACAGATCTCCAAAATATTCTAGTATCTGATATTGTAAATCCAGCATCTTGCGATACTAAATGCAGAAATTTATCAGTAGTTATTTCATTTATTTCTGGTCTATTTTGAAGATTGTATTTATTTTTTTTTAACATTTTGTTTTTCCTGTTGAAGTTTTGTTAATTTTAGTATATTCTATACCTATATAGCACAACCTTTAAACTGTATAAAAATTCTTTTTTTTATTACTATAATATTTTTTTGCATTTTCATTTATTTCTTTTTTTCTTTTTTCCTTAAAACATTTTTCACACATTTTTTTGTTCTTTCCTGTTTTTTCAATTTCAATTCCACAAATTTCACAATATGGTTTGTAATAATCAATAAAATTATTAAAATTTTCAATAATTATTTTTGGATCGGAATTATCATTTTTATTAATATTAACAATGTAATATGCACCATCATTTCCAAAATTAGTATTAATTATATTTTTTTCTAAAAGTTGGTTAAATATCCATTCTTTATTTTTTTCATTAGTTTTTGCAAATTTTAATATATGATAAGGAGTTGTTTTCAAAGTATAGTAATTAGTATTATTTTCATCAAAATTTTTACCAATAATAAAATAATACTTTGATAAAACAAGCATTATAAAAAGTATTTTTTCAAGGCGATAATTTTTTATGTTTCTAATTATATTAAATTCGTTCTCAGTAACTACTATGTTTTGAAATTTTTTTATTTTACTTTTCTTAGATGTTTTTATAATATTTAATAAAAATTCTTGATATAATATTTCATTATAGTTTTCTTGACGTTCTAATAGCCAGTTATTTATTTTATTGTATATTTCAGATTCTTCCACACCAATGTTTCTAAAATACATAATTAATAATCTAATATCTTTTCCATTCATAAAAGAAGATAAACAATTATTGAACATATTTTTAGCATATGAAAACTCATCCAAAATAATCATAAATTTCTCCAGTGTAATCAGTGATTTCTATTGTTTTCATTTCATATTTGTTACCCAAATAATTAATGCTTCCTTTTATATCTAAGAATGGAACTTTTACTTCGTCTTGCTTATTTTTTATAATATTGCTTATTAAATCTTCTCCAAAAACATTCCATAAAAAAGATTTATTGTCAGATGGATGAATAACGTAGCAAATATCAACTGCTAAATTTGCCAATTCAGATCCATTAGAAGAGATATCATTAGCCAAATTTCTAAAATGGGAATTAAATTGTTCTACGGTTTCATAATTATAATCATAATGTTGCTGATTTTTTTTATTTATATTTTTCTTTTCTTTTTTATATTGTTTATAAAGATCATATAATTTTTTTAATTTTTCTTTATCTGTATTAATTTCACTGTCTTTTAATATCAAGATATTTTCTTCACTTACTTTATTAAAATCTTCTGATTTCATTTCTTTTATAGAATTTATCATAAAATTTGAAACATTATTCATAACACAATTGGTTTCTAAAAAAGGACTTAATGCATAATATTTATTTACAAAAGATAGTTCTTTTTCACTTAATTGAGTTTTATCTTTTTTATATTGATCAAGAATATCTTCTAATTTCTTCTTAAACTGTGTTCTTACATGAATTAAGTCTATGGACTTATAATAATTATTAAATTTTACATTATATTTTGGATATAGCCATCTCATAAAATGAACACGTTGGTTTATACAAATGGCATTTAAAAATTCTTTTTCTTTTATTATTTCTTCGCTATCGGTTTCTTTTATCTTATTCCATTTTGTCCAATGCATAGGAAATGGTTTAATTTCTAATCCTTTAGTTGCATCAATTGTGCTTCCCTGTTCTTTTCTAAAACATTTCAATCTTTTTATGATTTCATTATATTCTTTTGATTCTTCTTCAAATTTAGGCAGAAGAGCAGATGCTGTAGTACCGACATTTGTAACAAATCCAACAGAATTATTGAATCCTCGGATATCAGATAAATATAATTCGTTTTTATTAATTATTTTTTTAGGTGCTTTTTTATTTTCATAATCCACAGGTAATCCACCGTACACACCATTTATTATTTCTTTATTATTTGTGATACAAACTATGTCTCCATCAAAATCAGATCCACCATGAATTAAACAATCATTTCCAAAAATATTATATACAACACAGTTATCTAAATATTGAAACCATTCTTTTATTTTTTCATTATATTTTAAATTAAGAATATTTACTTCACTTCTCCAGATAAGAGGAGCTCTCATTCCTGCTAGTATATATTCTCCTTTATTCACCCAATATTTATTATAATGTTCTCCTCTTTGTAATAATCCTTTTATTGGAAGATCAAATATATATTCCAAAAAAGCATAAGGATCAGAAACCATCATAGTGTAAGATCCATCAATTATTAACTTTCCTATATATGATTGTTTAATTTTTTTATTTAAACTATGAACAATGTTGTTTTGTACATATGGATCTTTTAATAACTGATTATTTAAGATAATGGCTTTTACAACCTTATCATTAATCTTATTGAAAATATTTTTATCATATTCTCCATCAGACATTCTTCCAAGAAAATATAATAAAGTTTTTGATATATCAGATTTAATAATACTTTTAAAATATTTTACAGTTGGGGAGCAAAGATTTTCAATAGATTGATTATCAAGATTTAATGCTTGAATAAACTGATAATTTAAAAAAGTATGCTTTTTCTCATGTTTTGGAGCAACCCTGGTAATAGACCATTGTAAATTATTCGACTTAGATTTTTTCTTATATTCTGAAATTGAAGAAAAGGCATTCCATAATTTAAATTGAGATTGTGTTAAAATAACGTCCATGTCTCGAATATTAACATTATTTCCATAAATATCAGTAATAAATCTTTTTCCTATTTTATCAGAAAATTTATGAAAATCAATTACGACAACCAGTCCTTTTATAAAATTTGATCGAACAATAAAAGAAGATGGAATATAGTCTAGTTCTAATTCTTCAGCCCAATGTTTAGCCATTTTAGGAGATATGATTCCTTGACCGTCCCATAAATTAAAAGTAATATCTCTGTCCATTTCAATTACTTCGTCATCGCCATTTTCTATTTCTTTTACAAAATCAACTCTTTCTGTTCTGACAACTTCTTTGTCTGGAACTACACAAAAATAAGGTTCAGAAACAGGAATAGATGCAGATGTAGATAAACTAAAATAAGCATTATATTTTTCAGGAGTTATCTCGATATCATTTCTATCATTATTTAAAATTGAATACATTTTTTCTTCATATTCCTGATCAATGTATAAAGCATTATTTCTTCTTGCTTGACCTGCTCCACAAGCAAATCTAATATATTTTTTGTTATTTAATATAAAACCATTTTTCCCAATATATTTATAATGTCTTATATCATCTACAAAAATTGAAATGATTTCAGGAACAAATAATAAATCTCTTAATTTTTGTTCTGTTTCCAATAATTCTTTCAGGTTTTCTTTATTATGAGATCTTCTTTTTATTTTTCTTTTTTCTGATAATAATATATCAATTTCATCAGTATCAATATTTATACCTTTTATTTGTCTAAGAGTTCTCAACATTTGAGAATCACCTAAAGAAATAATTTTTGAAGATTTTTGCGCCTCTTCAAAAGACATTGTTATATTATAATTTGAATGATTTAATTGAGTTGTTGAAATTTTAAAAATGTAATACTGTTGAAGTTTTTTCAAATTGAAAATTTCCCTTGTTGTAATATTCTTTTTTTTTTTTTTTACCAATAAAAAATAACTCAATAAATAGAAAGTAATTTAAGTTATTATATACATTCCGGTTTTATTATCTTTTAATTTACGGTTCATACCTTTCCCTACAACTGTATATTCTCCAGATTTTACTTTCTCTTTATTCCCTGAATTAAAAATAGCTGCTAAAAGTAATCCTATAATGATATGCATAATATTATCCTTTCTTTTGTTTTAATCTTTTAGTAAATCAATTAATGTTTTATTGATATCTTCATCCCAATTTCCACACGAATATTCATCATAATTATAATCTAAAATATTTTGACCATTTATTTCAAATCTGTAATAAGACATTTCTTCCCAATCAAATTCATTTCTACACATATAATTTTCATCTTTTTCTATGGCTTCATCCAATAGGATTTCATAAAATTCATTGTAGCATTTATTCTCATCAATATCTATATCTTCAAAACTTACATCAGAAAAAGTTTCTAAATAAACATCTTCTAAATCTTCTTCATCAAATATTATTATTCTTTGTAGTAACCCTTTGTTGTGTGACATTTTTCTTTTTAATTTACTCCTTATTCCCTTGCTTATACCAATAATGTGATATATAATACGGATAATTATAAATAATTATTTTTTTCAGTAAACCAGCATAGAGCAAATAATATTCCAATAATAAAAATAAAATCTATACTGGTTTACTAAAATAAATAATATCATAGAACATATTTTTTGTCAAGAAGAAATAAGTTTTAGAAAAAAGTATCGTTCTTCTTGACAACAATGGAATATCATGTTATAAATTTGTTTGCTATGAAAAATAGCATTATTAAAAAAAATATAAAAAGGAAAAATATGATTAATCAAGAAAATAAAGGTTATTTTGAAGATGGATCTGGTCTTGAATATTTTAAAGTGTATAAAGACATGTTGAACCATTATGGAGTAATTCCTTCAATGGTATTTTCAGTTATTGCCAATTATTCAAAATATGCAATGTCTGGAGATAAAAGATGCTGTACTAAATCAGAAGTTGCTATAGGAAATGAACTTCAATTAAGTTGGTCAAGTGTAAGAAAAGCCATCAAACTTTTATTAAAAGACAAGTTAATTGAAAAAGTCAATAAATCTCAAATGACTTTAGAAGAGAAATTAAATAGTGCTAACTGGTACAGACCTGTTTCAAAAAATATTTATCAATTGAAAAATAAAGAAAAAAAGACTTATCTAAAAACAAATTATCAAAGACAAAGATATCAGGAAACAGGTCGTGAAAAAATTAAAGAAAACATCAAAGAAAAGATAAATCAAAAAGAAAAGGAAAAGGAAAAAGAAAATAAAAAAGGTGAAGAAAATAATGATGAATATTCCTGGTAAAAATTTAAAAAACTTAAAAACTATCGTTGTTAAAAAGAACAATTCATTGTTGTTAAAAAGAACTATGTATTGTTGTTAAAAAGAACAATACATAGTTGTTAAAAAGAACAATACACCTGTTGTTAAAAAGAACCTATTAAAGAATATATAAAAGAATATTTAAAAGAAATATTAAAAGAACTCTTAAAGAGAGAAATAGTGTACACCAGTAAAATTCTTTACAAAAAATTTTTTACAAAGAATTAATTAAATAGCCTACGGCGTTTACTGCAAAAGAATAAGAAAAATAAAAAGGAAATTAATTTATGAGCGAGATAAATGTAAAAATAATTAAGTGTGATAGTTGTGGAGGAATCATTCCTGGTAAGTTTTATATAGATCAGGATAAGTTTATTAATCTTTCTGAAGTAAAAGCAAAAGATTCTATGGAAAATAACTTAGACTTTTGTTTTGAATGTTGGAAGTATTATGCCAGAAGAGCCAGAGGAAGGATTGATACAGTAGAATTGATCAATGCTGAATTAGGTTTCAATATTACTGAATATAAGGTTATTGGTTGTAGTGAAGAAGAATTAATTTAGAAATAGAATTAGTGTAGATATATGGGAGGTATAATATGAGTGTTAAAAATAATAGTGGTAAAAATAATACTGGTAATAATAAAGAACAAATGTATCAACAATGTCTTCTGAGAAAAAGATCTGGAAATGTAAGTATTCTTGATGTTAGTTGGATTCCTGTAGAGTATGCTGTTGTTGGTAAGGTTTTGAAGTTAAAAAAAGAAGAAGGAAAATTAGATCAATCAGGTGAATGGAAAAGTGGTTGGGATGATGGTTGGATTGTTATAAAAGTATATGGGGTGAGAAGTGAAAGTGATATTGTGAAGATGAATTGGGATTATAGAAAGTGGAGTGAAATTGGTTCTTCATGATTGACCTAATTATTGTTATTGGTTTGTTTTTATTAATTTGGTTAATTTTTTTGTTATTGGGTTATTAGGGTTATTAAGGGGAAAGGTTTTATTTTAGTGTTTTATAATTTTAGGTGTAATTTTTGTTGTTAGTATATTTTTTATAGTTTTTTGGTTTATGTTTTTTTATGTGAAGGTTTTTGTTAGTGATTTTGTGTAGTTTTATTTGAGGTTTTTGTGTTTGTTTAGGGGGTTTTGGATTGTTTTTGTTGTGAAGTTTGGAGGGGGGTTTATTGAGGGGATTTTGGTGATGTTTTGGATGAGGAAGTTAAGGGGGTTTTGTAGGGTGTGTGAGTTGATGTGCCATACCTGGTTTTCGAATCTGTTTTCAATTAAATCACGTAAACATACGCCTATCAATCTCATGTTATGCCATGCTATACGCTCATATAACTTGCCATAATATACACATTATGACAACTTTTAAGGCTATTTTAAAGGATTTTAAAGCGATTCTATTGGTTGTATGTATAGAATGATCATTCAAGGCTGATTGATACCAGGATTGACTATTCTTAACTTGTTGATTGATATCCAATGTCATGCCATAGGTTGACTATATACCAGTATGCAATGGTATAGCATCCTGTTTAAGCATGATTTAAAGGATTTTAAACGGTTTATATAGTGATATGATATATAATGACCTATTGACTATATAAACGCCTTAGAATGGCTTAAACGATGATTGATTAATGGTATTTTTGGAGATTAAAAGTATATCACAACGTGATATATCATGACGTGATACATCGTATAACATGCTGTTTTCTGGAGAAGCACTATATAACTACTATGTAATACATAATACTGATTGTTAAATAATTTACACTTGTAAAATAAAATACATTTATAAATCATTTAACAATTCATACCAATACATCAATCAATACATCAATCCTTAACTATCAATCAATACCATCAATTAAAGTATAACCAGGGTTACACTATTCAATACATCAATCCAACAATACAACCTTAACCAACAATCAATACAATCCAACAATCCAACAACTTAACCAACAATCCAATAAACAAATTAAAAAAAATAAAATCCTGATAATTTTTTTCTACCAGGATTTTATTTTTTATTTTCTCCAGTAATTTATTTATTGTTTGATCAATTAATCAATTCTTTAATTAATATTTTACATGAATTCTATTCCATCCATCAATCATGATACTATCATCATATAAATCAATTTGATATAAATAATTATCATTATTTTTAATATTTTCTAAATTTTCAGAATATAAAGTTAAATATCCATCTTTTAAAATCCAATTATTTGATTTAAATTTATCAATTAAAATGTCTTCATTTTCTAACTTATCCCAAATTAAAATTTTTTGAACACTTTGATTTTTTATTTTTTCATAATTTTTTTGATTCATTTTAAAATCTCCAATTATCCAATTTTTTATTTTTTATTTTCTGATTATTTATTTATAAATTTTCTGGAATTCCATCATAATAATAGTTAGTCATAATATTTGAAATACTATCATGATCAAATTTTGACATTAATTTAAAATTCCAATCTTTATTAAAATCCTGAAAACCAAAAAAATCATTTTCAAAATTCATAAAATAAACTGAAAAATTATAATTATAGCCATCGTTAAGATTTACATATAATTTAATATTATTTTCCTTGTTTTCATAAATCAATTTTGAATTTTTATTATTTTTATTTGTTTTCATTTTATAATCTCCAATTTTTTATTTTTTATTTTTTTTATGATCCAATACTTATTTATGATTATAGGGATTATTTTTTAAATGTCAATAGTCAATTTTCTATTTTCTGAAAATTGACTATTTTTTATTTTTTTTTAATTTTTATTAATTATTTTTTTCTGTTTTTTTTGTTACCGATAAAATTGTACCGATCCGATTCACTTCAAAAATTTTATCAATCCATTTATTATCATGATCAAAAAATCTTAATGTATAAATAACTATACCCGTTTTTTGATCAAAATTTATCGATGCATTAATAGGTTTTAAAATGAACCATAATTCGCTTAATTTGTTGTCTTGTTTTTTTGAAGTGGTTTTATACATCCCATTATTATATTTTATAGTTGACATTTTATTTTCTCCAATTCAATTTTTAATTATTTATTATCCCATGAAAATTTAGAATTAATAAATAAATTATTATTTTTTTCAAATAAGAAAAAAGATTTTTTCCAAAAAAACTTATCTATACCATGACCATTTTTTGTCAAACAATAATTCCACTTATTAACTGGATTGTATTTTATAACATGGTAACAATATTTTATTTTATCCATTGTAAGCATTTTACCATCTCCAATTCTAATCTAATTTTTTTAATATCAATCTAATATCTTTTATATGCTGATTTTTTGGTAATTACTGAATTATTAAACATAATAACCAAAAAAACCAAAAAAATCAATACAATCATAATAATTGGATTTTTATCAATTGTTTTAAGAATAAATTCGATAAAATCTCCAATTAAGCCAAAATTATTAAAGCTTGCTAAAATCTTATTAATTGTCATTTTTTAATCTCCTCATTATTCCATTAACCTATTGATCTATTATTGACAATGAACAACGCGCACTGATTGATCAAATAATACTACGTCCCAATTGTGATTTAAACCAGTGTCAAAGCAGGTAATTTTTGTCTCAGAAATTGCATACAATGGTTTCAAGTGAGAATTTACACTTAAAAATTCTACAATTTTTGGATCGATTGTGTATTTTCCGTTTCCCATCATATTTTCGATTTTCATTTTTTTTGTCTCCTCATTATTTATTTTTAATTATTAACTATCATCAATACCAGTATACACAACATTTTATTAAATACAATACTTTTAAACAAATTAATACAATTTTCAACTATTCGATTAACTTATACTAAAACCCAAAACCTATAAATTAAACTTATACTAAACTCATCCAGCATACTAAAAATACAGCCAAAATAAAGCACTTTCAAGCGTTTTAAATCAATATAGGTCACTTTATATCTTAACTTTTAAAATCCATTTTAAAGCCAAAAATAACGATTTATAGCAATTTAAATTATTTTTTTTATGAGTTTTTTCTACCAAAAATTATTAAAAATTATTAAAAAATTTTATTTTTTACACGTGAAAATTAAAAATAAAATTATTTTTTTTATGGTCAATTCCTAGAGATGATTATTTTTATTTTTTATTTATTTTTTTGATTATTTTAATGATCAAAATAATTTTAAAATAATTTTAATAAATTTTTAAAATTGATAAAAAAAAATTCATACTTGTATTATATTTTTTTTCTGTTATGATTTTTATATCGTATTTAATCAAAAAAAATAAAAAATAAACAATTGGAGAAAAAACAAAATGACATTAAAAAAATATACTAAAAAACAATTAATTAATTTGTCGCCTGAATCAATGCTATACCAACATATTGATAATTTAAATTTACCTGAATTTATTAAAATTGAATTGTTCGAACAAATGAATTTTTTTTCACGAACAAAAAAAATATTAATGAATTCCTGGTCAAAGTGGGAATTTGAAAACTGGTATTATTCGGATTAAAAAAAAAAAAATAAGGATATTAAAAAATGAATCAATATTATTATATCTATGGCTTAATGGGTTTAACGTCCTCAAGTACTTACACAAAAAATATTAATAGATGGATTCGATTTTCTGAAGAGGAGAAAATTAAATTTGAAAAAAATAACATTTTACCATATGGCGTGACCAAAAAAGGAATTTTTATTAATGTTAATAAATTTCATTAATAACAGATCATTAATAACAGATTAGATTAAACAAATAACAAATTATCAAATAAAATTAGAATTTTATCAGGAGATTAAAAAATGGAAAATAAAAATATTAAATTAAAATTAGATAATAGTCACGAAAAAACATATAAAAATATTGAATATATTAATTCTATTATTTTTAAAAATAATGATCATGACAATAATAAAATCGATAAAATATTAAATAATTATGATTGTATTTTAGCGTATTTTGAAGGACGTTTAAATTGTCAAAATGATGAAATTATTCTAACCAATTTAAAAATCGAAAATGAAAATTATATCATTGTTGGACAAAATTGTTTAAATAAACCTTATTTATCATCAATAGAATTATATAAAAAATCTGTAGACTATTCTTATCCATTAACATATGATTTAATTGATAATTGGATTGATTCTAATAATTGGTAGAATGTCAACAGATTGTTAACAATTGTATCATTGTATCAAAATCTATTGACAATAATAAAAAAATGGCTATACTGGAATATATCAGAATAACAAAATAATAAAATCAAATAACAGAAAATTAAAAAAGGATGTAGAAAATGGAAGAGACAACAACAACAACAACAAATAAACCAAAAATTAAATACTGGGTAACGATGACTGATAAATTTATGTCAAACTGGGGATTATCAGAAAATAGAATTAATAAACTTGTTTTCGAATGTGAAAATTTTAATGAGGCTCGAATCGTTGCGGAAAATGCAGAAAATAGGTCAGATCAAAAATATATTAATATTTGTTCAAATAAACCGTATTATAATAATAAAAGATATTTTGTTCAGATCAAAAATAAAGAAATTTATCCCTCCTGGTATGAAAAAGATTATTTCAAAGCATAGGAGCAAAAATGAAAAAGTAAAAATTATTAAATTATATTATACAGTATAAAAATAAAAAATTATAAAAGATTTATACTGTATAAAATTAATAGAATAATTTTAAAATTCTATAAAATAAAAAAAATGGAGAAAATAAAAAAATGAAAACCGTAACAAAATTAAACAAAAATGCTGAAAATAAATTAGAAAAATATATCGTAAAATACTTAAAAGATTATACTAATGATGAACAAGAATTAGAATCCCATATTTCAGATATTTTGCAATATGGCTGCCAATCCGGCGCAGTTAGTCCATTAATTTATTATTCTGATACTATACCATTTTTCAAAAAATATCAAAATGAAATTAATCAGTTATTATCAGAATTAATTAATGATACTGGTATGCCAATTTCAGAATTATTACAATCTTTTGATGATACCGATCCTTTATGCCTGGATACTCAAAATCAGAATTTAATGGCGTGGTTTGGATTTGAAGAAACCTTAAGAAATTTGTGCTTAAAATCTGAAGTATTGGAAGGTGAAATATAAACCAATAAAAATTATATTTTATTATCTGATTATTGCCATTATAAAAAATTATAAAATCCTATAATGGCAATGATCAGGAAATAAAAAATAAAAATCAAATAACAGATCAAAAAAAAAAAAAGGAATGATATCATGACAACAAATAGCAAAAATTTATTTAATATTTTACCTGAAGAAAACTTTAATCAATATGCTGAAAATAGAAAAGAATATGTAATCAATCAATATATCGATTATGCCATAAAAAGAGATTATGAAACACGAACAAGGGAACAAATAGAAAAAAGCATAACAGATTATTTTTATTATATGGAAGTAGATTTTAAAAGATATCAGGAAGAAGTTTTTAAACATAATGAAGAATATAAAAGAAAATACGGAAGAAGTTTAAATCCATTTTTAAATCAAACAATTCCTGATCATGATTATGCTAGTATGAAAACTGGTATTTCTACATTTTTTATTATGAATTTATTTGGTATATTTGATTCTTTATGTCGTCAATATAAAAAAGAAAATGATCAAATAACAGAATAAAAAAATAGTATAATAACAAATAAGGAATTATAAAAATGAATGATCGAAAATCCTATAAAATAACAAATTCAGAAAACAATGATTATATAAAAGATTTAATTATTCCTGATTATGTTATACAGGAATTAAATAAAAGTTTTCATAATCAAAAATCAGATTATTATAATAATTTTGGAAATTTTTTTCCTATTTGGAATGAAAAAATTAATGAATTTTTAATTAAAAATTTTCCAATTTTCACAAATGAAAACATGATTTATAATATAAATAATATTTATAAAATTGTTTTTAATTGGAATAATCAAATATTTTATATATCATCATAAAATAAAAAGGAATAACAGATCATAAAAACCATTAAATTTATGCTACGTGAAAATAGCAATGAAATAGACAACGAAGGAAAGGAATTTTTCCATAAATTCTATATACTACCAAAAAAATTAACATTATCCTGGAAATGGCTATTTTTTGACATGGTAATTATTGATAAGGATTTTATAACACAACGGATTAAAATTTTTAAACATGTAATTACATTCTACTATAATTTTAATAAAAAGGATTTTAGAATTATTTTGTATGATGCAAGAGGATATATGTATATAGAAATTCAAAATTTAAATCCTGATCATAAAATAACATTCTGGAAAAATGAAAAAAGGAAATTAAATGGTAAAATGAAATTCCCAAAATATATTTTCACTTCAGATAAAATTAAATAAAAATAAAACAATAAAATAATAAAACAATAAACCATAAAACAAAATAACAGAAAGGGAATAACAGATCACGAAAACAAAAAAAGAAACGCAACAATTGAAAAAGAATCGCAAGGAAAAAGAAAATAAAAAATTATTGTATTTTGCTTTATTACGTGAAGATAAGGAAAATTAAAAATGGATAATTCAGGATTTTTTATAGCCATAATGGTATTTATTGGGATTTTTTATATTGTCATTTATGAAATTATTAAAGATAAAATGAAACAAAAAAGAATTGAAGATCAAAATAAATGGAGAAAAAATATATGTAATTTTCCTAAGCATAACAGATAAAAAAATAAAAAAATCCTTCCTCCTCCTCTGAATGTGATATCTAAAATTAAAAAAAGATATCACATTCTATTTTAAACACATTTTCCAGTATAATAAAATGATTTATATACTAATAGATATAAAATGATCAATGGTAATTTAAAAACGCTGAAAATGGCTAAAAATAACCAATAAAAACAGTATTTTATTTAATAAATTGCTGGTTGAATTGGAATGTTAACAGATTGTTAACGATTGTATCATTGTATAAAAAACTATTGCAATTTATTTATAACTTGCTATAATTAGTATAGAAATAAAAAATAAATAAAAAATAGGAGATAAAAAAATGAACAACAAATTATATAAACACTTTTCGGGAACATTACAAGCTTATCAAAATTGTATTAAAACTGGTAATAAAATTTGGGAAGATAAACACGAAGAAAAATTAAATGAATTGGTTAAAAATGAAATGCCACATGGAAGTGGTATTGATGCTGGTATGGAATTAGATTTAATCAATTCCAAACCAAATAAATTGATTTTTACATTCGAATTTCATCATATGGATGAAAATGGTATGTATAATGGATGGACTGATCATAAATTAGTTGTTACGCCTGATTTATACAATGATTTTTATACAAATATAACAGGAAGAAACAAGAATTATATTAAAGATTATTTATATGAAATTTTTGAATATGCTTTACGACAGGAAGTTGATTATTAATAACAGAAAAAAATGGAGATTAAATCATGTGGCAAACAAAAATTTTTAAAACAGAAAAATCAAGAAATAACTGGATTGAAAAAAATAAGAATAAGTATAGAATTGATATTATTTTTGTCAATAATGGCTATGGAATAGAATATAAAAAACTGGTGAAAATTTAAATAATAAAATCAAAATTTTATTAGAAAAGGATAACAACAGAATGAAAACATATAATATCAGAATTCATAAAAAAGATGATACTACAATTTTAGAAAAAATTCCTGCTTATCTTTATGAATATATGGGATATAAATTTTTAGTACATAAAACCTGGTTATCGATAAAAAATAATGAAAAAAATCCTGCATGGCAAGTATCAGAATTTGATACTGGTATGGGATTTATTTCATTTTGTGATAGTAAAAAAGAATGTTATGAAAAAATTCATAATTGGTTTAATGTAGACAATATTGGATCAAGAATAGAATTTTTTGATCAAGCTGTAAAATCTCAAATAAACAGATACGGAAAAGCAAATTAAACAATAACAAAAGGATTGAATAAAATGAGAACAAGAAAAACATTAAAAATTGGAAGTGAAGTATTATATCAATATTTTAATAAACCTGAAAAAAAGTTTTATGGTGATATCAGAAAAGGAATTGTAAGAGATATTTTTGATCATAATGGAGAAAAACTTTTTGAAATAGAACACGCAATAGAAGATACAAATATTCTTGTTTCGATAATTGTACATAGAAAAGAAATTAAATCAATCCTATCATAACAGAAATACAAACCAATAAAAGGTTAATTTTATTAGAATAACAATAACAGAAAATAAAAGGAAAAAATAAAATGAGTGCATTTATAGTAAACAAAAAACATATTGATTACCTTGTATCAGCATTATATTATAATAATAAAGATTACAGTAATAAATATATGGATATTCAAGAATTAAACAAAATTGGTCAAACCTTAGTTGATGCAAATTATAAAAGTGTTAATTATCGTTATAATGAATCTGAAAAACCATATAAATATATTTTTTCTCAAGTTTTTGCAATTGATTTTATTCAAGTATTAAAAGGAATTAATTGTCTTGATTATCAATCCTGCGAATATCCTGCATGGGAAAGATCAAAAGCAAAAAAGATTTTAAATCAAATAAAAGATCAATGTATTTATCATCTTACCGATTCTGAAAAATATAAATGGGAAATTAGATAATAACAGAATATAAAAGATAATGGAGAATAACAAAATGAAAATAAAATCAAAAGATAACAGAACAATATATGAACCAGTTGAATTTCAATATATTATTCCCAATGGAGTATTTTATCTTGAAAATCCACTTGAAAATAAAAATGCTTTACCTCATTATACATGCGAAAATTTTGATCCTGAATTGATGGTATGGACAGTTTATTTTGAATGGCAAAATACTAATCCCTGGATTAAAAAAGAATTTCGATCCTTCCAATATGGAAATAAATTAGCTGGATTAATCAATTCAATAGATTCAGATATGTTTTAAGGGAATAACAAAATGATCAAAGTATTTTTTTATGGCGAAGATGATAACAAAAGAAAAATAACAGTAAAAATGAGTAGCATTAAATCTTATGATAAGTTTATTGATGAATATAAATATATTGGAGGATTCAACAGGTTTTCAAGTGAAATATATGGTGATATGAATAAAAAAGAATCTGATCGATATATCTTTATTCCTGCGAACAACAGAGGATTTGAAGTAATTTATAAAATGTTATATGGTCATTCTCCATATGTAGTAAGAAAATAAAAAAAATTGGCTATTGTAAATAATAAAAAACTTGTTATAATAAAATTAGAAATAAACAACAATAACAGAAACGAAAGGGAAAAATAAAATGACGACACCAGTAATTTTTAGAAAATTTAAAGAAGGCGATGTAATAGCGTTATTTCCTACAATTCCTTATTCCTGGAAATATGATTTTACATGCTATCAACATATTGGTCAACATTCTGGATGTGAAGGAATTATCACAGAATTAACAAAGTTATGTAAACCCGAAGAATATAAGGATTTATTAGAAGAATTAATCTCAATGGGTTATGATGATTTAGTTGTAAGAAAAAAGATTACCTACAAACATTTTTTAGAACGAGAAAAAAGTATGAAGGAGATAACAGAATGAAAATTAAATTAAATAAATCAGAATATTGGATTTTATTAGAAGCATTAAGACGATATTTAAAATTCAATGATCAAAATAAATCAACAACAGAATGTTGGACAGGTTTAGAAACATTGACGACAGCAAAAAGTGTTATTGAAAAAGGATATATGAATTGGGTATATAAAAAACCTTATCGATCATTAGGATGGTTGAAATTAACAGAAAAAGGATCAAAGATTATTGAACAATGGATAAACGATGGTTATACAGAATTAGAATTTATTGAAGGTTTCGATTGGGAATATCCAACAAAAAATAAAAATTTACCTGGTCAATTAGTTGAAATAAATTTGTAAAACCAATAAAAAGATTGTTTTATTAGATAATAACAGAAAGGAATTGTAACATGAATAATAATAAAAGAAAAACAATTATTTATGAATATGATAAAATTAATACGTTTATTGGAGAAAAATCTTTATCTCCATATGAAAAAAAATTACTTCATCAATGGAAAAAAGAATGTGGATTTATTGGTTATATTTCAGGATATCGTTATTGGAACAATGAAACAGAATCGGTATTAGTTTATTGTAAAAATTATCCTGGAATTACTGATATTGAAAACAGACGATCAAACGGATTACATAAAGCAAAATTTTATTATCTATAACAGAAAGGATTTTATAAATGTATATTCAATGGATTTGTGGAAGTTGCAAAGAAATAAATTCAAATAACAATACAAAAAATAGTGTTTGTACATGTGGTGCATGTGGAAAAAAGAAAAATATTAATTATATTAAAAAATATTTTATATATATTATAACCAATAATTTATCAATTAATAATTTTAAAAGCTAATAATAAAAAAAATATTGGAAGGTCAAAATATGTGCTGAATTATCACGATGGAATTCAAACACATAAAGATAACAGTCCGTTTTTTGGAATTGAGATTTTTTCAAACATAAAAAAATTGAATAACAGAATTAAAGAATTAAGATTGTTGGGATATCAGGAAAAATATTAATAAAAAGGAAAAAATTATGATTATTGAAGTTGAAAATAAAACGTATGAATATAATAAAGAAAATCCAACCAATATTTTAGCCATACTCAACCATAGTCCATTTAGATTATACAAGGTTAACAAAAATTGGGTTTATCATATAGTTGACAACGGTAACATTGATTCAATATTGATTGTCGATGGTGGATTTGTTATTCAGGATATAAAACAACAAAGAAGTGTTATGTTTATGGTTGATGATATAGATTGTATTGCTGTTTATACGGATGTTGTTGAAATTTATTATCATAAACATATTACTTATACTCAATTTGAAGGGATTATAAAATGAGAAATAATAATGATGAAAGTAATCCAACATGCAAGGGAATTGAATTAGAAGATTTATATAACAAATTGTCAAATTTTTATGAGGATAATTATTTTGAATATTATGATAATAATGAAATTCATACAAAATTAAGGGAAATTCAAGATTTATTACATGAAACCTTAAAATTAATGGAATGGCAAATGAAAAACAACAATCAAGTAAAGCTTGACAATTGGAAAAGAAATTCTAATAATCAATAAAAGGAAAATAAAATGTATATTTATAACTATCAATTAATCGATGCAATAAAAAAATTAGAAAATGAGATTAAATCTCATGCTGGAAAAGATTCAATAAAAAATTATTTGTTATTTGAATATAATCCTTTAGGTGATGCTGATAAAAGAATTTGTTTATATAAAACCGATGGATTATTCACTGATAATAAAGATAACAAAAATTTCAAAACCTGTTTTACGGCAAACTCAAAGGTATTTTCAAGCAATGATGAATTTTATGCCATTGTACCAGTAAAACAACTGTTAGAATCCCTTAAATTCTACGATAAAAGCAGTATGGTTCAAATATCTATTGATGAAAATTATAAAATGATAAAAAAATATTGTCAAATATTTGATACCACAAAATTAGAAAAACAAAAAACATTAAGAAATTTAGATTATAGTTATCTTTATAACAGAGGAAATTTTACCGTAAAAACAATTTGTTTTGTTATTGATGGATGTAAAATAAATTTTATTTCTCAAGAAGGAAGAGATGAAATTCTTAAAAACATTTTCCAGGACGAAGAAAGAATTTATGAAATTATTGAGTAACAGTTAACAACCAATAAAAAATCTATTTTATTAGAAAATTGGTACTTGTAATTTGAAAATAAGTTGCTATAATCAATAGTAAAGGAGATAACAAAATGACAACTGTACTCAACCTAAGAAATACACCAGTAAAAATTATGAATGATAAATTGTCTACAATAAATTTTAGTGTTATTGAACCTATAATTTATGATTATCACATTATGAATAATATACAAATGTATTTCAATATGGAATATTATCAATTTACTAATGAACTTGCGAATAGTGACCTTGAAATTGTTGGATGGGAATATAAATCAGGAGATAAAACCTTGATTGTAAATTTTGATTATAAAAATTGTGCTGGTTATATCTATCTTTAGAATAAAAAAAGGAGAAAAATAAAATGACAAATAATCCGAAAATTACAGTAAATAATTTATTGAAAGGTTTAATTGGATCGGGAATAATCATAACAGATTGGAATAAATTAAATAACAGAATGGATGTTTTATTTGGATGTAATACCAATGTTGAAATAACAATCAATAGAAAAAAAGAACAGGTTTTAATTGATGTAAAAGGTGGTGTAGTACAAAATATTTTGACAACTTGTGAGAACACTGATTTTACACTTATTGATTGGGATAATATTGAAGGTGGTCAAGAAGATTTATTTGAATTAGGTGATTATGGCGCAGAAGTAAAAACAGAAGGTGATATCTTAAATGCAATCAATGAAGCTAATCAAGAAATCTTAGATAATAACAAATTTTATAATGAGGAAGAATAAAATGACAGAAAAACATTTTTTTAAGCCTGGTGAATATTGGATTGGTGATCCTTGTTATGCAGTGAAAGATGAAAACTGGAATGAGTTATGTGATAACACAGGATGTTTTGGTTTAGAATTAGAGAAATTTCCCTCTAATTGGCAAAGCGGTTTATTTGAATATAATGATCAATTGTGCTTTACATATAAAACAAAATATGGAGATGGTACATATTATGATAACAAAGGGAATGAATATGGTGTAGATGCTGGATTAATTGGAATTATGCCGATTGAATGTTGTGATGGTGATAGTATGCATGGTGGAAATATTCATATTTTTGAACATTCTTTTCAAGTATGGGAAGAAAATGGAAAATTTTATTTTGGAGATATTGAAATAAATACTGATGATATTGATGATTTTTGGAATGAAGATTTAGAATATTAATAAAAAATAAGGAAAATTAAAATGAAAAAAACAGAAAATAATCAAATAAAAATATCTGAAAAAGAAATAATTGAACATTTAACAACTTTTATTGAGGAATGCGATTCAGATGAATTAGCAAGAATAACAGGAGATATTTTTGGTGGAAAATGTTTTTGGTCAGGAGATATTGAATATATGGATGAAATATATGATGCAATTTACACTTTTGAACCTGATGAAAATTATGCTGGCGAATTTGATAGCCTTGATTTAGACCAATAAAAAGTTTATTTTATTAGAAATGATATAACAGAAAGGACAATAACAATGAGCGAAAATAGAAAAAGACATCCTGGAAATTATAAAAAATTAGCACGAGCATTAGAACAACGTGGTTATAAGGTAGAAAAAGAAATTATTTTTGACTATAAATATATTTTTTCCAACCTATCTAATAAGAAGAAACAATCACTTTTCACATTTTGGAAAATAACAGGAAAAGGAATTGATGGTGGTTTTTGTACACCTAACAAACAAAGTTATAAAAGTCTTCGAGGTCATCTTACAGCAGATAACACTGAATGCTTTGATAAATGGAGCAAGTGTCCGTTGAGAATGAAAATTCAAAATCTTGATTATGAAAAACTTTTCAAAGAATTGGAATTATTGGGAAGTCCAGAAGGATTAGAAATATCAGATAATTTTGATGAAAATGGCGTTTTTACATACGAAGAAGCCTAATAAAATAAAAGTTTTATTGTATAATAACAAACAATCAATAACAGATAAGAAAGGACAAATAACATGTGGAATTTTATAGATGCTGAAATAAAATGGAAAACAGATGACAGTATTAAAGATGAATTACTTATTATGTATTGGAATAAAAAAACGAAAATTGGAGCTGATTTTTCTATCAAGTGGTATTTTTTAGACACTCCCACACCTAGACTTGAAATTTTTGAAGATTCCTGGTTGGCTTTATATCAATGTGGTCAAGATTTTCTGAAAGTGCTTGCTGAAAATGATAATAAAAATTTAACTAAAAATGAAATGAAAGTTAAATTATTGGAAATTGGTTTTGTTGATAAAACCCATGAGAATTCATAAAACAATAAAATGATATTTTTATCAGAAAGGAAATGAAACATGAATTTTATTATAGTTTTTAATCTTATTATAAATATATTAATTTTATTATGTCTTTTATATTATTTTATTCTTTGGAGAATTAGTTTTACCTGGAATAAAACTTTTTGGACAGAAAAAAAATATGGATTTACTATGTGGTGGAAACCTTTTAATCATGATTATGAAAAAGGAATTATCAGTATCGATTTCATCAATATAAAAAAGATAGAAGAATTAGAAGAAAAAGAAAGGTTTGGTAAACGATGATTGATAACGATATTGCAAATTTACGTAAAGATTGGAATTACAAAAATAATGATGATACATTAATTCTTTTGGAAAGAATAGATCAATTGTGTATAGAATGTGGTAGAATTTTCCAGGCATTGAAAGAAGTCCAAGAGCATTTAAGAAATGGTAACAAGAATAAAGCTTTAACAATCGTGAATGAAGCCTTAGAGCCAAAAAGATATAATAACAGACCATATAAGGAAAACGGTAATGAATATTAAACAAATATTTTGTTTTCATAATTATGAATTAAAAAAAGAAGAATATCTTTATTCGAAAAAAAGATGGAAGGTATTTGATAATGAAATTTGGGAAGTTTTTTATGATTATTACTCAGAAGAATATAAATGTGACAAATGTAATAAAGTAAAGAAAAAATTAAAGAAAAGATAAGTTTTATTAAGGAAACCAGGAGAAAATAAAAATATGAACATAACAGAATTATTTACAAGAGAAAACGAAAATGATCTTGACATTAGAATAACTTGCGGTTATCGCTGGATGGTTATGGATGACAGAACACATGAATTCATTGTATATGAAAGAAAACCATACCAAAAAAATACTTATATAATTGGTCAAACTAAAGATGAAGATTTAGCATATGAATTTTTGACTACTAATATATGAAAGGAAAACGGATGGGATTGTTTACTTATGTTATTATTCCCGATGTTCTTTTGCCAAAAAAATATCAAGGATTTAATGAATGGCAAACTTATCAAATTGTAAAAAGAGAAATGGGAAAGATAGAAGTTTTAAATGATGGAACAATGGTTTATAATAAGAATGAATTTTATTCTGGAAACAATGAGATTTTTAAATTGACAAATAATAATTCTAATGGAAATGAGATTGTAAATATTGTGGCAAGCAACGGAATGGATGTTAATTCTAAAAAGCATAAATTTATATTTGCCAAAATGAAAATTGAAAATTCTAAAGTAATAGAAGTATTTGATTTTGTAAAAAAATAAAAAGGAGAATAGTATGGTTAAAATATTTAATATAAAAAATTTTTCAATTATGTTATGGATCGATTTATTTTTTTATGATGATTTTAGTTTTTATTTTTATTTACTTCCAACAATACAGTTATCGGGATCAAAATATGTTTCCAGGGCATCAATTCAATGGTTATTTTTTGAAATAGAAATAAGTTATTTTTTTGATAATAGAAATTAAATAAAACCGTTATTTTATTAGAAAAGGAGACTTAATTTATGACAAGTATGCTTGGAGCGTTTTTATTGATGTTGTTTGGAATTATAATTAGTGGAATGAAAAAAAAAGTAAAATAACAGAAAAGGAGAAATAAAAACATGAAATTAAACCCATTTGGTAATAACAAAAATAAACAGTTGGTCAAACAATTACAAGAACTTAAAGCAGAAATTTTGAGAAATTCTTTGATCCCAAGAATTCGTTATCAGGGTTTTATTGTTAGAGATAGGAAAACCAAACAAGCTTTAGGTGGAAAAAATATTTCTGGATTTTTTGTTTATTTAGATAAAGAATTGGCTCAACAACAATTAGATAGTATAATGAAATCATCTAAAGAAAAATATGAAGTTTTTCCCGTAGATGTTGTTTATACCGAAGAAAGACAGGAACAATGAGAATTATATTTTATGATCAAAAAGAAGACGATAACAGTGAAATGACAATTGATCAGCTAATCCAATATTTACAAGTGATCAAATTAGAATGGGGAGGCGAGTGCATTATGGGACTTCCTCAAGAATTTCAAGATGATGATGGAGAAACAGTAAGATGGAATGCTTCAATTAGCAACATTGAAATTGAAACTTCATTACCTGATAAAACGGAAATTTTATTATATTGAAAGGAATATAAAAATAATGGATAGAAAATTAGCCAGTGTTCAAAAAATTATTGATATTTCTCCAATAGAAGGAGCAGATAGAATTGAAGTTGCTACTGTTCTAGGTTGGAAATGTGTTGTTGCTAAAAAAGATAATTTTAATGTTGGGGATCTTATAGTTTATTTTGAAATTGATTCCATTCTTCCAGATCTTCCCATGTTTGAATTTATGAAGGACAGAAAATATAAAGTAAAAACTATTAAATTACGAAAACAAATTAGTCAAGGATTAGTGATGCCGTTATCAATTCTTCCAGATAAAAATTGGAAAGAAGGAGATGATGTAACAAACGTTTTAAGAGTTACAAAACATGATCCTCAAGCAGAACAGGAAGAACGAGAAACTAACATTAAAAAAAGTCAATTAGAAAGATGGCTTCGTAAACAGAAATGGTATAGAAAATTATTTCCTAAAAAAAGAAGTGGTTTTCCTAATTGGATTAAGAAAACAGACGAAGATAGAATTCAATTATTTCCAAATTATTATTATCATTGGAAAGATTTAAAATTTATTGTTACCGAAAAGGTTGATGGACAATCTTTAACTGTTTTTATTGTAAAAAATAAAAAACTTTTTTTCCGAAATAATATAGAATTTGGAGTTTGCAGTAGAAACTTAAAATTAAATAAACCGAATAACAGTTCCTGGTGGACAGTTGCCAAATATGCAAGATTAAAAGAAAAATTACTACAAATTCCATTTAGTAAAACCATTGTTCTTCAAGGAGAAATTTTAGGACAGGGAATTCAGGGAAATAAATATAAGATCAGCGGATATAAGTTATATATTTTCAATTTAATTGTTGATGGGAAAATCATTGATAGCATTGCTGCAAAAGAAATTCTGGATAAATTAAATCTCAAATTTGTTCCCATTTTAGAAAAAGATTTTTCTTTATTTCCTACAATGCAGGAAATGGTTGATTACGCAAAAGGAAAGAGTGTATTATTCGATACTCTAAGAGAGGGATTGGTTCTTAGGAATTATGAAAACAATATTAGTTTTAAGGTTATTAATCCTGAATTTCTTTTGAAAAACGATGTATAATAAAACGATGATTTTATTTGGAAAAAGTGTGAATTAAAAATGACAAAAATAAAAGATGTAACTAATAATGTAGTTTTTGGAAACAACGATGATGAAGCCTTACCAGTATTGAAATGTGTTTGTGGTCATAGATTTCAATCTTGGGATTTTATTATCAGTGTGTATGAAGAAGATCCATATCAATGTCCTAAATGTAGTGCTAAATTATTTTTTGGAAGTTCAATTACAGTTTATCAAATCGAAGAGGAAGAATGAAAAAACTCGAAGATGAAGAATTATATAAAAAATTAAATACAATAAGAACTCATCTAATTGTTCTTTTATCACAATATCAACCATATCAATATAGAAGATTGATAGAGTGTTTAGATATTCTTTGTGATATAATGGAATTAGATCCAAATAAGAATTATGAATCGGATTAAATAAAAGGATTATTTTATTATGATAAAAAAAGATGATGCAAAAAAAATAATTATAGAATATTATTATGTTTATGATTCTTGTTATAGGGGAAATGTTGGTAGTGAACATGATGGTTTTCCAAGAGGAAGTGGTATATATAATACTTTTAAAAAATCAAATGCACAAAGAATGGTTGATATAATGAATGTTGTTGCGGAAAAAGAAAATAAATTAAAATTACAAATTGGAAAAGAAAGCATAATGTTAGACGCCTTGAACATTGAAAATATGTCTGATGAAGAAATTATAAAATGGGTAAAAAATAAATAAAAAAATTTTTATTATAAAAAGAGGATAAATAAAATGGAAGAAACTATTGTAGAAACAAAAATTTATAAATCAAGATTGGCTTCTCACTCTGACACAGAAGAACATATTTTATTAACCACTAATTCTAACAATGTTGATAATGATTTTTTAATTGTATGTACATCTGAAACAATACCATCATTAATAGAACTTTCTGATAAATTAAGAAATCATGATTGGACATTTGAAATGTCAGATGATCATCGATATTGGAGTGCTGGAAATGCCGAAATGAATACAATACGTGGTCAAATTCTTCAATATGGAACTGGTGGAAAAAAATTATTGGATTTCTTTTATCCAGAGAATAATAGCGGTTGCCATAGTAAAAATAGTTATCTTTAAAAGCAAAAAATATAGATAAGGAGAAATGATGGATAGATCAACATTTTGGACTGGATATTTTGTTTATGCTGTAATTCAAGGAATGATAATTATGGCTAGATTAGTAAAATTGATTGAAATATCTTGGTGGTTAGTTTTTATTCCAACTATTTTAATATTTCTTAGTGCGTTTGTTTTTTTAGTTTATCTTAGTTTTGTTTATAATTTAAGAATCGAAAAAGACGATAAAGAAAGTAGGGTATGATGAACGTAACCAATATTGTAGTGGATGAATTGCCGGAATATGGTTGTGATGATTGCCAAATTAGAAAACCATCTATATCTAGAAGCGGTTACGATATTTTTATGTGTTCTGCTGTTAATGAAGATGTAACAGAGCATACTGAGAATGCTACACGTCCCTCATGGTGTCCCCTGGTTGTTGAGGTTCCCGAAGTGTGCGAGTGGAAAAAGGAAGATAAAGCGACTAATGGGAATTATGATATTTATGTATCACCACATTATCCATACATTTATGTATCAAGTATAGATCACAATATTCCAACTTTTTGTAGAGATTGTGGCAAGCGTATCAAGTATGTGGAGGAGGAGTGATGGATATAGAACAAATTGTATGGGACGAAAGAAAAATAAAACTTATTGAAAAGCAATTAGGAGAAGGATCTGTTTCATATGAAGTTGGAAGAGTTTATACAAAAATCGTTGCATATTGGGAAGTTGTTCCGTGGATTGCAGTTTATAAGGGTGATGAAATATTCGCTAGAATGGACGCTACAAACTGCGTGATCATTTACGCAGAAAAAGAAAGTGAGGAGTGATGAGCACAAATAGCGACCCGATGGTCAAATGTTCTATATGTGGTTTTCTTTATTATCACTATACAAATATAGTATGTCCTCGTTGTAACTTCGATAACCAAAATATTTCGCAAAACGAATCATTAGACGCTCTCACCGCTACCATAGCGCAACGTGATGCGGAGATTGAAAGGCTGAGGGGAGTGTTGAAAGAGATAGCAACACATGACTTAGATGTGTGGGCATGTGAGATTTGTAGGATTGCACAACAAGCATTGGAGGATGTGAATGATGAATAAGTTTACAAAAGCATGGTTAGATGCAAACAAGAATAATTTCGGAGAGCAATTACCAAATGAAGCTGAAT